GGGCGAAATCCGGCGTCTGCATATTCACGCTCAATGCGCGCTTGGACGTCGAACGCATTAGACTGGTAACAGACGATAAACACGTCATCACCCGCAACCACGGCCACGCTGGGCTGGGATAGCGTGGCCTTAGCTATGACAGTCATGAAACGAATGCTGTTTGCCACAGTAGTGTCGCTCTTGCCTGAACGCTGGGAGTGTTCATTGCGGTAGAGCACGCCCTTGGTGGTAGTGCCATCTACAACATTCGACTCGCGCTGCTGTTCTATGGCTTTGCTTTCGTAGCCACATGCTGCCTCAAGAATAGTAACAACTTGGAGACTCTCAGAACGAATCGTACTATCGAGGCGGCGGGCGTCGCACGAAATGTATGCAAGGGGTCCGTCAGGCAGAGAAATCTCGGCCTCATAAAGCCAATCGTCCAGCTGTTCAGCCGTGAGGCCGCTGCCATAGGTCACATTCAAGTGGGGATTGTTGGCCAACAGCGTCTTGGAGAGTGCCCAACACATGGGGCCCATGGCCTGTGTCTCGCCGGGATGCGAAGGCTGGATCGCCCGAGGATCGTGGTGCACATGCTCGCCGTTCTTGTCGACTGAGTAGTTCATCTCAGACTTGACGAAGAGGCGGGTTTTGACGTATTGGCTACAATCTGGGTTGCTCACGTAGCGCGCCCGAGCTTCGTTGAGAATGTCACGTTTGCGTTGGGGGAAGCGGGACACCCAATTGGCGAACGATGGTGTAGGGACGGGCTTGAGTATTGCTCGATGAAACAAGGTGGGCACGAAATTGCGTGCAGTCTGCCAATAGCCAGGAGCAGGCGCGATAGATTGGCTGAGAGCGCGCCCACGCAGGGCTGCAAGTTCATTATGGATACAGGACATATCGGAAGAGATGTGTATCCCGGCAATGCCGATGGCAAACATCTGAATGTCACGCCGTATCTCGCATTCTTGCGTGTGGTCAGAATCGAGAAAAGGGGGTATCACCAAACTGGCATGGTCAGCTATGGCCTTCTCAGTTATGCCAAACGCACAGTATTCACTACCTACTCGAATGCCTCGTGCGTTATTGCAGGTGGATTCAGGTCCATCGTCATAATCGACGGGATCGCGTTCGGACGAGTCGATGAAGTCCTCCATCTCTTTCTCGAAATCGTATTCGGCAACGGGCGTAGCACAGCGCTGCTTGGGGCGGAAATGTGCCAGCACCGTCTCGACGAAAGAGGCAATAAGATCACTAATGTCGGTGATGTCGAAACTGCTAACCAAACTGCTGGCCTTCTCGTAATAGCGCATGAATAGCGGTTTGATATTCTTAAGGTGCTTGCTCAGATTGGTGGTGTCGCAGCCAAAGAAGGTGGCGGTGCCAAAAACGCTAGCCTTAACCAATAGCCAGCCACGTATGGCTGTGCGGAGGCCCTTGCCTAACAGCAAATCGGCCAGGGCTTTCGCGCACCCCACAAAGCACCGCGGTAAGTGCGGGTTGAGCTATCACCGCTCTTAATGAGGCGGACGAGTTTTTCGATCCATTCAAACGAGTCACCCAGCAGCTTGTGCAAGGGCGGATCAATGACGTCTTCCTCGGCGCGGTCGCGTTCGTCGGTCAACCCCTGGTATAGATCAGCCGCGTCGCTGGTTGCGCAAATAGCATGGCGCAGACCCAGAGCGACAGCCACGGGTAGTTGTTCGGCGATGTCGGTGGGATTCATCGACAACTGGCGGGCGCGCACGCGTCCGATGTTGAAGGCCTCTTCACGCGTGGAATCAGTGATGCTAC